GATAATATATGTAAATTTAAGAGATTCTGGTTTATCCATTTTTATAATTCATAATAAGCTTACTTTGGCATTATGAAAAAAAGAGTGGATAATACGCGTAAATTTATTATATAAAGAATTATATTATAAATATAATATTTATATAAGTAAATTTTTTATATTTTTCTATACTACTATTTATATAAGATGTATAAAATTAATTAATTGTTGATTAATGTTAGTTATTACTTAAGGCTATCAAGGTGTAAAAAAAAATGCTATTTCTAATAATTATATTAGATCACCAAATTATAAGATATAATATCTTTATAATATAAATATCAGATATTTATTTGATATTTTATATTATAAAAATGTTATAATAAAAAAATATCAGATATCTAATTGGTTATGTATAAGTATTTATACTTATATATAACTATGAATCGATATTCTGTTCTATCCATTCTTTTAATTCATAATAAGCTTGCTTTGGCATTATGAAAAAGAGTGGATAATACGTGCAAATGTAGCGATGCACGTATAATTTTTTTTGTTGTTTTTATATTTTGGGACAGCCTTAAATATATATATATATATTTTATTTTTTTTAAAAAAAATTTAAAAAAAAAAAAAAAATGATAAAAAAAAAAAAAATAATAAATTAAATAATTGGTAAAAATATAAATATCAAAGATGTCTTTAATACATATATTTGAAAATATAAAAAAAGAAATAAATTATCGTCCAGATTGGAATGAATATTTTATGAGTAATGCGGTTTTAATATCATTGCGTTCACCATGTGAGCGTTTAAAAGTTGGCTGTGTAATAGTTAAAGATAATCATATTATATCAAGTGCTTATAATGGATTTATAAGTGGATTTAAACATGAATCTGTTGTTATAAATAATCATGAACAAATGACAGTTCATGCAGAACAAAATGCTATATGTGATGTAGCAAAACGTGGAGTATCAATAGAAAATAGTATTATTTATATAACTCATTTTCCGTGTATAAATTGTTTCAAAAATATAATTTCGTGTGGTATAAAAGAAATATATTATTTAAATGATTATAAAAATGATGATTTAGTAAAAAAATTAATAAATGATTATAATATAATATGTATTAAATTACAATTATAAATGAAAAAAACACACAAAGAATAAATATAAATATTTATAAGTTTTTTTTATTCAATAAGGCTGACTTACGAAAAAATAAATTGAATGATTACAATATAATAAAAGTTGGCATTTACACTAGCAATAGCATAACTAATAAAATCATAAATTTTTTTTCAATTAATATATAGCTATATGCTATATTTAATAAAATTAATATATAATATTATAATAATAAATATATTTTATATAAACATAATACAATGAATAGGCAAGCTGAAAAATTCTATGGTAAATACCAACATTATTTTATGAAAGTTCCGTCATCAATGAAAGAACTTGAAATTTATGTTCCATTTATCACTCCATTATTCATAACAGAACGTTTTTCAAGTAAAGAATTTGCTATTATTATTGTTACTACTATTATACAAATTATTATATATTCATTTAATATAGCATATTTAAATTTCTTAGAAAATCAACATAAACAAAATAAATGTTTATGTTCTAAAAATATTGTTATAGATTATATTTACTATTATTCACTTATTAAAATAATCTTTTTACTATTAGTTATCGGATTATATATTACAAGATTTAATAATATTATGCTGGGTTTTTTTGATGAAATTGCGCCACTATTGGCTATTATATCGGCTGTGGATTTAATTACATTATTCCCTGCATTCTTATATATTAGTGATGTATATTATAATAGATTAAATTATGACAGATGTTATTGTTCTGATAGTAAGCTTAAATTTATACCTCATACTTTTAGTTGGATAGCTGTTACCAGTTATACAATTATTATTGCAGCATTATTACATTCACTTATTACTATGATATTTGCATTTGTTTTATGGAAAATGGTATTTACTAAATAAACAGTGATAACGCACTATACGATACAATCAAATCTATTCATATTTGATTGAATCGTAGAGATCGGCAAATAGTATAATAAATATTCTGAAAATTTTAATGAAAATCATATATATAGTTGAATAGATTCTTTTGAAAACTATTTACAAATAACTTATTTAAATATTTTTACATAAATCAATATAATTTTTATTTTTATGAAAAATTATTTCACAAAGGTGTAAAAATAAAATTTTTATAGAGAATTATGCGCGGAATACCTTTATATACTGTATTGTTTATTATAAAATAGTTATTATATAAAGATAATTCGCGCAAATTTTCCTATATTACTTTTAGCGCTAAATTTCCTTTAAATCCTCTACAATTGATAATAACCAAACTTAAAGTGTTGATTTATAATATTATTTATATAAGATTCATCATTCTTTTTCCAGCTATTTTTGGACCCATATCATTTGTTCCAATACTTATTGTATCACTAAGATTAGATGATACACCCGACAATAAATCACTTCCATCTTCTTCCATATTTATATTTTGATTTATTTGCTTCATAATATTATTAATATTCGCTTGTTCTTGTTCTTGTTCTTGTTCTTGATGGGCAGCTGGAGGAGGTGCATTATTTCTTTGTGGAGCAGAATATTGTTGAGATTGTGATTGCTGTTGCATATTTTGCATATTACTCATCATTCCTTGCATCATTCCAGCCAATGGATTTTCATTCTTATTACCTCCGCCACCTAATAATCCTCCTAACATTCCCATTAATCCAGAACCCATTGAATTACCGGATTGGGCTTGGTCTTGCTGCATCTTCTTAGCAGTTGCTTGTGCGACTTTTGCTTTTAATTCCGGGTCGCTTTCTATTATATTTGTTAAATCTGGTGCTTGTTGTTTAAAACTTCCCATTATAGAATTAGTAAAGTGATATAATACAGCCGCTGATACTACAGAAAAAATTAAACGCAATTCTGGTGCCATTTGTGATTTACCTTTATATTTCTCATGTAATTCTTCAAATATATCATCATATTCAGCACCTTCTGTTGATTCAGCTATTGATTCTGAAAATCCATCTAATTTAGCAGGTGAATTAACTTTACCATTTAGAAATTCAATACCACTTATAAATGCAACTAATGCTTTGCGTTGAAACTTAACTGAACTATCTATTAACTTATCATTCACAATTCTATCATATGTTGTTTTCATTTCATAATAATCACTTTCTATTGTAAAATTATGCGCAAATCCACCCCGCTTATCTAATCTATCAAATTTATATAATAATTCTTTCTTTTTACGATATATACGCTCGGGAGACATTCGCGCATATTTTTCACGACTATATGCTGAACTTGATGAACCTGAAGTTCCAGATGAACCAGAACCTGAACCAGAACTTGATGCACTTTGGGCAGATGAAGATACAGATGATGCAGAATCTTCTGGTCTTATATTATCTCTATGTCTATTATGTTCATAATTCACATGATGTTCATTATGTCTATGTCGATGTCTAGACGAATTATTTGAACGACGAGAACCAGATGACGAACTTCCAACTGATGTAGCTGCGTCAAATTGTGGTCGCTGAATCATATTAGAAGGATGCATTTGTGTAGGTAGCTGATTACTATTTTGATTTGTTAATAAATCCATACCAAGATGTTGTATATTATTTTTAACATTTAACTGTGGATTTATCATTTTATATTAATCACGATTTTTTTTTATTATTTAATTTAAAATAACTATTTAACTTTAAATATATATATTTAAATATATTGTTTAAATAAAAATAATTATTGAAATATTATATTATATTATATTATATTATATTATATGCATAATATAATCCTTGTAATAAACAATCAGCTAAATCATCCTTTTTTTTTGACTTATTAAATAATTCTTTATTATCATTAGTTATTAAATTATTATTTTCCAATATATATGTTGTTAAAGATATACCTTTATCCTTTGTTTCCTTATAATTTAATTTCTTTTTTTTACTATTAACTTCATTTATTACACTATCTTTATCATTATAATTCAATAAATAATTCTCTACTTTTATTTTTAATGTTGCTGATTGTAATTTTAATATCATTTTATCATAATTATTTCTATATTTTAATGTATAAAAATAACTATATAACATCATTTGAATTGATTTCATAACTGGATTCTTTAATACTGGTTGATTTTCTAATATTACATATTCAATTGACTTTATATAATCATCCGTAAATTTAGTTGTTAATTTTGAAAATAATTTATCACTTATCTCTGTAAAAGAAAAATCTTTTACCTTCTCTTTTTCATCTATTATACTTAATATACCCCAATCAATTATTGAAAATGAACTTTCAATATTAGATTTATCATCATTATCAGGTATTGATATTAATATATAAGATAAATTCTTAATTCCTATATCTAATGATAGAATCTTTTTATCAACTACACTCATTACACCTTATTAATTTACAACTTATTAATTATTTATTCATATTCTTATATAATATTATATAAGAAATATATATATAAATATAAATAAAAAAATAAAAAAATTTATATTTTCAACATATTACGAGCATTTTTCAGATGTAAACTGCCATTATTATTATTATTTACTTTATAAGATATACTTTTAATTTCATTTATTAAATTTTGAATATATTCTCTTAAAGCTTTAATATTTTCAGGTAATGCTGATGCTGATGTCTTTGAATATTGATTATGCTCTACATCAAATATCATATTATAATAATTACAATTAGACTCTTTTATTTTCTTATCTATATCTGTTAATTTTTTTTTTAAATATTTATCATAATTTTTTAAAACAAAATTTATATCTTTCATTTTGAATCGTAAATAACATGGTTTAACTTTCGTAAATTCACATTTTTCAAAATTACTTGAATCAACTAATGTAAAATCTTTCCAAAATTTAGTTGTTGATGCTTGCCATTTTGCATTTTGAAATAATAAGATAATATTATCTATATATGATAATAATACATTTTTATCTATTGCAAAACTATTACCATTTTGCTCATAATAATCTTTTAGTGTATATTTATTAATATATGATTGATATAAATAAAATTTAACATCTAATTGTCCTTGTTTATTTGTATAACCAACTTTTTCAACTATAAATACATGACCTGGGAAAGTTTTTGTCTTTGTAAATTTGCTAAAGAAATCATTATTATTATTATTATTTGAAGATCCTTGACAATCCATATCGCCTACATTCATCAAGATATAATAAAGAATTATACCTTTCTCATTTTTTGCTAAATCTTTTTTAAGTTTTTTCAATTTATCAATTTTTTCATTTTTATTTAATGGATTTCTATATAATTGTTCATGGCATATACTATCTGCTTTATCTAAACTTGTTTTATCTATTGTTATTAGATATATTTTATTTGTGGTTTTTTTTTAATTTTTTGTTTTATAAGTGGTTGTT